GTTTCAAGCTACCCCTAGTTGTTTGCCGATCAAAATCAGGCGGAGCGCACCTATTCCTGTTTATGCAGGATTGGATTAGTGCAACGGATATGCGTGATCACCTCACGGAGTTCGCTGCGGTGCTAGGCTTTGGCGGATGCGAGGTGTTTCCAAAGCAAAACAAGATTCTTGCCGAGCGTGGGGATGTGGGTAATTTTATAAATCTGCCGTACTTTGAGGCAGAAAATACATTACGTTATGCAATAAACAGTAAGGGTGATGACCTGTCACTTGAGGAGTTTTTAAATCAGGTAGACAAGATTAAATGTACATTGGAGGATCTGCGCAATCTGGAGTTCTCTAGTGATGACGATGAGTTGCGGGAGATGCCACCATGTCTGCGGATTATGTTTGCTACCTCGGTGCCGGATGGAACCAGAAACAAAGTCATGTTCCATGCTGCGGTAACCGCCAAGATGATGCATCCGGATTCGTGGGAGACCACGCTAGAGAAATGGAACCAGAAGTTTTGCAAGCCATCCTTACCAGCCAATGAAATTGTAACTATCCAGTCTCAGCATAAGAAAAAGGATTACGGCTACCTCTGTAAAGAGGAGCCTATGGGCAGTCATTGTGATAAAGCGGCTTGCCGCCAAGCCAAGTATGGCGTGGGCAAAAACGGATCAATGCCGGGAATCACTGGCCTGACTATCCAGAAGTCGGAGCCGAGGCTCTACTTTCTTGATCTTGATGGCAAACGGCTGGAGTTATCCACCGAACAGTTACAGATGCCTTTGCAGTTTCAACGAGCCTGTATGGAGCAACTGGATGTTATGCCGCCCATAATGAAGGCGCCGGATTGGCAGAGTTATGTAAACGGTTTATTGGAAGAGGCAACTCATATCGAGGTGCCAAAGGAACTGACGATTAAAGGTCAGTTTGAAGAACTTGTGGAAGTGTATTGCACCAGTCGTATTAGAGCCAAGTCTCCGCAGGAGATGGCGATTGGCAAGCCTTGGACAGAAAGTGATCTGACAATGTTCACGATTAAGGGTTTGATGGAGTTCTTACGCAATCGCGGGTTCCGTGAACTTAAACGTCCGCAGGTACAGCAACGCCTAAAAGATATGAACGGTGGCAATGAGTGTAACACCACATACAAGTTTAAAGACGAAGATACAGGTCAATGGAAGAATCTTCGCGTCTGGTTCGTGCCGGAGTTTGACAATGATGAAATGGAACTACCAACAGAGGAGAAGTTAAATGACATACCATTCTGATGAACGGTATCTCAAAGTGGGTGAGGTTGTCGAATGGTTAGGTGTGGCTCGTTCTACCGTCTACAGATGGGTAGAAGAAGGTCATTTTCCTAAACCAGTTGTGCTAGGTCCGGAGACGGAAAAGAACAGTACAATGAGATGGCTGCGCACAGAGGTTGAGCAATGGCTTGAGTCTCGCCCACGCGAGAAGACTGATGGCTGATGAGACGCTGATCTTCGGGCCACCTGGCTGCGGTAAGACGCATACGATGATTGATATTGTCCGGAAGGAACTTGCTAATGGCACTCCTCCAGACAGGATTGGCTTCGTGTCGTTTTCTCGTAAATCCATACAAGAGGCGCGAGAGCGTGTGGGCAGTGAATTAAAGCTCACCGAAAAAGATGTGCCGTGGTTCAAGACACTACATTCCATAGGCTTTAACTGGCTAGGCATGGAGACAAGAGAGACGGTTCAACCGGCGGACTTTCGTCAGTTGGGCGAGATCTTGGGCATGGCGTTTGACCGGAGCACCGCTGAAGTCATGGAAGAGGGCATGGTGCCTTTGTCTATGAAGGAGGGCAATCGGTATCTGGAAGTAATCAGCCGTGCCAAGTTGCGCTGTATCTCCATGGAACAGGAGTACAACGACAGGGGTGACTACGATCTGCATTGGTCGATGGTCAAGCGCGTGGATCAAGTTTATGCGGCATACAAGTCAGACAACGGTAAGTTTGATTACACGGACATGGTTGAGTTGTTCGTGAAGCAGGGCACCAGTCCTGTGCTTGATGTCCTTATCGTTGATGAAGCGCAGGATCTGACGCCACTACAATGGAAACAGGTAGAGATACTCAAGGAGAGAGCCAGCCGTGTGTATTACGCGGGGGACGATGATCAGTGTATTCACCGCTGGAATGGCGTTGATCTACACAGTTTCATGAATGCTTGTGATAACAAGGTGGTTCTTGACAAAAGTTATCGTGTACCAAGAAGCGTGTACCGGCTAGCCAATCATCTGGTTAACCGGATAGGAACTCGTCAGGAGAAGCACTGGCAACCAAGAGATGAAGATGGCGCCGTGGATTTTCACATGAATTGGTATGATGTGAATATTGATGAAGGTTCGTGGACTATTATGGCTAGAACCAACAAAGCCTTGAACTCAATTCACCATTCTTTACGCGAAGACGGTTATTTGTTTGAACGCTTTGGTCATTCTATGATCTCACTTGAACTGCTTGAAGCTATGGATATCTGGCAACGGCTGGCCAGAGGCGAGACAGCAAGCGTGGGTGATGTAAAGAAGCTCTATACGTTTATGCCCAAGCAAGGTGAAAAGGCGTTGCTCAAACGCGCTGCGACCAAAACCTTTGATGCGGTAGATCCGCAGGGGTTCCACAACTACGACAATCTAGTGGCCGAGCATGGCTTGCTTGCTAATCAAGATGCAAGGCCAGAGGTTGTGGTTAACATGTCCCTTGAGGACATACGATATATGGGCGCCGTGCGCCGGAGGGGTGAGGATCTGACTAAGCCTCGTATCAATCTGTCAACCATCCACCGGATGAAGGGCGGCGAGGATGACAACATCTTATTGTTAACTGACTCGTCATACCCTGCGGTCAATGCTCCAGATCAGGATGATGAGCACCGCGTCTTTTACACCGCCGTGACCAGAGCACGACATAATCTGCACATTGTCGATTCCCACGCAAAATATAGGTATGTGATATGAAAAGAGATGAATTACTTGATACAGCCAAAGACCTAGTCAATGGTCCGAGAGCCAAGGATTATGGCGATGCATACGAGAACCACAAGCGCGTGGCTCAGTTATGGTCTGTTATACTGGACAAGGAAGTGTCTGTTTCTCAAGTTTATCAGTGTCTTACCGCGTTGAAACTTGCTAGACTTATAGTCACACCAACGCATCAGGATTCATGGGTAGATATCGCTGGATATGCTAGTCTCGGAGGGGAAGTAGATGGCAAAGGAAAGTAGTCAGATTACGTTCCTGCACAGGCTGGATCTGGACACCATCGAGAAGGATTGGGTGCCACCGGAGGTGTTCCCTGACCTGCGGAACAGCCAGTCTATTGCAATCGACCTTGAGACCAGCGATCCGAACCTGACAACATTAGGCCCAGGGTGGGCGCGTGGTGACGGTTTTATTGTAGGTGTGGCTATCGCAGCCGGCGATTTCGTAGGCTACTACCCCATTGCGCATGAGGGTGGGGGCAACATCCCTCAGAAGAAAGTCATGAAGTGGCTAGCAGATCAGCTTGCTACGCCTGACATACCAAAGGTTATGCACAATGCAACCTATGACGCCGGTTGGCTCCGGTGGGCGGGGGTCAAGATTCAAGGCACAATTATCGACACCATGGTAGCCGCGCCACTACTAAACGAGAACCGGTTTAGTTACAGCCTTAACAACTTGGCGAAGGATTACCTTGATGAGCGTAAGAACGAGAAGACCTTGCGTGCAGCTGCGGCAGATCACGGCTTTGATCCCAAGGCGGAGATGTGGCGGCTGAACTCACGGTTCGTGGGGGCGTATGCCGAAAAGGATGCCGAGCTTACCTTGAAGCTGTGGAACACGATGAAGGTGGAGATAAAGAAGCAGAGCCTCATGGATGTGTTTAAGTTAGAGACCTCTCTCATACCAGTTCTGTTGGATATGCGCGAGAGGGGCGTGAAGGTAAACATTGACGGCGCCGAGGCGGCAAAGAAGAAACTGATCGGACTCAAGAAGGATCTGGTATCGGATATTAAGCATGAGACAGGTGTGGATGTAGAACCGTGGGTAGCCAAAAGCGTTGCCGCCGTCTTTGATCATCATGGCCTGTACTATAACAAGACTGAAAACAACGGCCAGCCGTCCTTTACCAAAGCGTTCCTGCAAGCTAGTCCACATCCTGTTGCGGCGAAGATCCTGCGTTTGCGTGAACTAGACAAGGCTAGCAATACGTTTATCGACAACATCTTGAAGTTTGCACATAACGGACGCATACACTGCGAGTTTCATCAACTCCGCTCTGACGATGGCGGGACTGTCACCGGACGCTTTTCGTCCAGCAATCCAAACCTTCAGCAGATCCCAGCGCGTGACCCAGAGATTAAAGCCATGATCCGAGGTCTGTTTATACCAGACGAAGGATGCAAGTGGGGTAGCTTTGACTACTCGAGTCAAGAGCCAAGGCTCTTGGTACATTACTGCGCTAGTATGCCAGAAAGAGAAAGGCATCCTATTATTGATAGCGTTGTGGCGGAGTATCATAAAGGAGATGCGGACTTCCATCAGATGGTAGCAGACATGGCATCCATAACTCGTAAGCAAGCCAAGACGGTCAACTTGGGGATTATGTACGGTATGGGCGTAGGCAAGCTGGCACATACCATGGATATCAGTCCAGAAGAAGCTAAAGCACTTCTTGCTAAGTACCGTGAGAAGGTTCCCTTTGTTAAAGGTTTAGCGGACTTCGTATCGCAAAGAGCCAGCATCAATGGGCAGATCCGTACAATGTCAGGTCGCTTGTGCCGGTTTGATATGTGGGAGCCTAAGACCTTCGGGTATAACAAGCCTATGAAGCGCGAGGAGGCC